TAATAACTTTTGTAATCAGCTATATCTTCAACATCTGGATTAGCTATTCTCCATTCTCTCATGTTATCTATTTTTTCTATAACTGCAGGATTACCTCTTGGTCTTGGTTTATGTCCTATACTTCCACCTTCAGCAGCCATCTCTGTTGGTACAATTTGTTTTTCAATATCCATCATTTCATCAGGTTCAATAATCATTTCATCTTCTGATTGGAATTCATTTATATCGTCATCGTCATATCCTTGAGCAGTAGCCATTTTAACTTTTACAAAGTCTTCAAATTCTCCTTGAAAACCTTGAGCTACCATTTCTTTATATTCTTTAATTAGTTGCATTAAAGCTTGAGCTTCATCCGCACCTAATTGTTTAAGGATATCTTGAAATTCTGGATCTGCTCCAAGATCCATTTCCTCTTCTGTCATTAAATCTATTTGATCGTCTATTGCCATAATTTTGCCTAAATCATTAATCTACTTGGTTTTTGCAAATAAATCAAGCTTTGGCACCTCCACTATTACGTCCCTTTTAATATCTTCAGGGTTAATTCCTTTGTTTTTCCACTCATCTTCAGTGGCATATTCCTCTCCCGTAGTCTTATGCTTTATAATAGTCCTTGTTTTAGCATATATCACAGGAATCTCCTTACCGTCTACTGTTATTTTATCATTCATTATGTTACTACCTCTTTCTTAATATTTAGATAGCTAATAGCTATATCAAAAGAACCTGTATTACTTGACTGAATGGTCAAAGTAGTTCCTCCTTCTACAACCATAGGCATTGTTAATAATTCTGTAGTAGTATCGGCTGTTAAAGCAGCTGATTTTATTGCTGTTATAGCGTTATTTAATACTGTAACGGTAGGCGTGGACGCTGAAGTTACTTTAATAGATTTAACTATATAGGTTTCAGAAGCCTGTGGATTTTGAACGCTGCCACTGGTACCAAACATAGTAAGAGCGTTCCC